GTTTCAATTGCAGGAACAGGAACTTTTGCTTTACAGGTTTCAACAATATGCACAGTAAATATTGTTGGTAATATAATTGTAGGTGATAATATAAATCATGCTACTTTAGTTATTGACGCTGCAACTGTTAATATAACAGGTAATGTAAGTGGTGGTAGCAATGCAATCAGAGTAAACGGAAATTCAACTCTTAATATAACAGGAAATGTTACAGGTGGAGTTGCAGGCACACAAGCTACAATAGCAAACGGAACATCAGCTTGTACAATAAACATTACAGGAAATTGTACTGCTCAAATAGTATCTGCTATAAGTTCAACACAATTATCAACAATAACAGTTGTTGGTACAATAACAGCAAGCAGTACAGTAGTTGGAGTTAATATGTCATCAGGAAATATTACAATATCTACACCTTGTCTAAACGGCACAAATGGTGCAATGGCAGTATTTGCTTCAAATGTAAAAATATACAGTAGTGCAATTGCAAGTTGGAGATTTTTAACAGATATTCCAGCAACTAATAAATTTATATATTCAGCAGGTGTAGCACTTGGTAATCCAGTAATAGGAGATGTTAGAGATGGAACAGTATATGGAGCATCAAATGAATTAACAGGCTCATTAATTATGGCAGTACCAAGTGATGTAAGAAAAAGTGTTCCTACAGATGCAACAGTTGGAACAGCAGATTTAACAGCACAAGACATATTTACAGAAATAGCAAGTAGTTCTGACCCTATTGCAGTAAGATTAAGAAACATAGCAACAGTACAAACTACTGGAGCACAATTAGCATCATATAATTAACTATGGCAGATAAATGGTACACAGCAGCAAGTGGTAACTGGTCAACAGCTGCTAACTGGAATGGAGGAACTTTACCTACATCAGCAGACGATGTTTTTGCTGACGGGAAAGCTGTTGTAATTGACCAAAATGTAACTGTTTTATCAATCAGAACTACTCAAAGAAGTGGTGGAACAATAGGCGGTACATTTACAATTTCAGCTGCTGGAATAACAGTCAATTGCACTTCAAGTGGAATATTATCGGGTACAAGCGCGGGGGCATTATTAATTACAGCTACAACAGGAACAACTACTTTAAATTCAAATTTAACGGCTGGTGCATCTGCTTTATTTCATGCTTGTGTATTATCAGGAGCAACTACATTAACCATTAGTGGAAATTTATTAGCTGCAAATAATTCTGGAATCGCTTTATTAGTTACATCTACATCAACTGTAAATATAACAGGAAACATAACGGGCGGTTCAAGTTCTGGTCATGCTGTATCAATAACAGGAATTGCAACTTTTAATGTAACAGGAAACATAACGGGCGGTATAAGTGGTAGTCATGGTGTATCAATAACAGCAGCAGCAACTTTAAATGTAACAGGAAATGTAACGGGAGGTACAAGCTCTAGTACTGGAATATCAAATACATCAGTAGCAGCAACAATAAATATAATTGGCAACGTTACAGCGCAAACAGGTGCTGGAATATCAAGTGCAATAGCATCGGTTGTTACAATTAAAGGTATAATTACATCTACTAATACAATTGCAGGTGTTTCTTTATCAAGTACATCAGTTTCATTGACCTTTTCAGGAACAGCAATTAATTCATCTAATGGTGTAATGGCTATTTATTCTCCTAATATTAAATTATATAATGCTAATACAGTAGAATGGAGATTTAGAGATGAATTAGGTAATGTAAAAACATTGTACAGTGCAGGAATAGCACTTGGCAATCCAGCAACAACCGATGTAAGGAATGGCACTACATACGGAGCATCAAGTGAATTAACAGGTAGTATGATAGTTCCAAACCCAAGCGACGTAAGAATCTCAGTACCAACAGATAATACAGTAGGTACAGGACAATTAACAGCAGCAGATTTTCTTGCTGCAATATCAGGATCTGCAGATGCGATTGCTACAAGATTGAGAAATGTATCTACAGTAGATACTACTGGAGCACAAATGGCAAGTTATAATATTTAAAGTAAAAAGTTTCATATTTATAATAAACCAATATAAAATATGAATATCCCTATATGGCCAGGAAGTAGTTCTTTTTTCCCAGGAATGACTCCTTTTGGCTTTTATGATAATGATTATCAATTCCAAACAGATATTGATAAATTCGCAATATTTGCATCTCGCAGAATGGGATATCCCATTGTAGATATTGAATTACAAGATCTTAATTTTTATGCTGCTTTTGAAGAAGCTATTACTACTTATGGTAATAGGGTGTATGCTTATATGGTGAGACAAAATTACCTAGATTTAGAAGGGGCATCAAACTCTTCCCCACTTAATAATGCTATAATAACACCAAATATGGGAACCATTATTCGCATCAGCGAACAATATGGAACTGAAGCAGGCACAGGAGGAAACACCAACTATTACTCAGGATCTATCCCATTATCCGCTAGTGTGCAAGTATATGATTTAAACATTTGGGCTTCCCAAAGTGGGATTACTAATGGAGATTTAGAAGTAAAAAGAGTATTTTATGAATCTCCCCCAGCTATAACTAAATACTTTGACCCATACGCAGGGACAGGAACAGGAATGGTGAATTTAGTAGATTCATTTGGGTGGGGAAACTATTCCCCGGCAATTAACTTCCTATTAATGCCTTTTAGTTATGATATGCAAAAGATCCAAGCTATTGAATTTAATGACCAAATCCGAAAAGCTAACTATTCATTTGAAATAATGAATAATAAAATTAGAATATTCCCAATACCTAAAGATGATGTCCATGAATTGCATTTTCATTATCTCCTAAAATCTGAAAGACTAGCTAATGGTATAAATACTAATACTAGTGGATTAATTTCAAATGCATCTAATGTTCCTTATAATAATCCAACATATACTCAAATTAATTCAATAGGAAGAAGCTGGGTATTTGAGTATGCCTTAGCATTATGTAAAGAAATGCTCGGATATGTTAGAGGAAAATACTCTACTCTCCCAATCCCAGGAGATGAACTAACTTTAAACCAGGGGGATTTAATAACAGCAGCTACATCCGAAAAAACTGCTCTTATAGAAAAACTAGATACATATCTTGGAGACATGTCCCGGGAAAAAATAATGGAAAGGAAATCAGTAGAAGCAGATTATGTACAAAAAAGTCTTCAACAAGTTCCATACGTAATATATATCGGATAAAATAATAAAATATGTGTGCTTTATTTGCAGGGAAAAGAGACATAAGTCTAATTAGAAAAATAAATAGAGAATTACTAGGAAATGTAATTACTCAGCAGGCTGCTTTCTATAAATTTAAACTAGCTGAGACTAAAACTAATATCTATGGAGAAGCATCAGGAGAAAAATACTATATGGGACCAGTATTATTAAATTGTTTAGTAGAAAGGGAATCCCAAACATATACAAATTCTGAAAATATAATGAATATAGATATTACATGGCCTATTAATTTTAAATTTTTTAGAGATGACATGGTTGATGCTAATGTTTTAGCTGAAATAGGAGATGTAATATTGTATGAAAACAAATATTGGGAAATAGACCAGATTGTTGAGAATAGATACTTTGGAGGAAAAAACCCAGAATATCCAAATAATTCATATAATGGACCTAATCCTCTAAATCCTAACCTAGAAAACTTCGGATCATCTATTTCTATAATATGCTTTACCCATTACATTCCAGCTGATAAAGTAGGAATAAGTTTAGAACGTTTGTAATATTCATATTTAGATATAAAACATAATGGCTAATAAAAAACCAACCCCTAAAACTCAAAAAGAAATAAGCAAAAGCTTACAGCAGCCATATGATGTATCTGGACCTGGGTTTCAACCTATAGGAAACCCAAATAATAGCACTTATGATAAAAATAATAGGGGAAACCAAATATCATTTTCTGGAGATACAACTAAATCTATAAGTTTAGGCATCCAAGATATTGATGAGGCTATAATGTATTATATCCAAAATATTATTCGCCCTTCTGTTATCCAAAATGGGGCCAAAATAAATGTACCTATATTATATGGTGATTCTGAAAAATGGAATACTATACAAAAAACAGGATATTATAGGGATAAATTAGGAAAAATGATGATGCCTTTAATTGCATTTAAGCGCATTAGCCTAGAAAAAAATAGAACATTAGCAAATAAATTGGATTCTAATTTCCCTAATAATATAGCTGTTTTTTCAAAATCATATAGTAATAAGAACTCATATGATGCGTTTAATATCCTAAATAGAAAACTACCCCAAAAACAATATTACATTACTGTAGTTCCTGATTACGTGACAGTAACATATGATTTTGTTATATCTACATATTATATGGAACAAATGAATGGGATCCTAGAGGCAATCAATTATGCTTCTGATTCATATTGGGGTGACCCTGAAAAATTTAAATTCAAAGCTAACATAGATTCATTTGTGACTAATACTGAACTCTCTACAGATGTTGAAAGAGTAGTAAAAAGTACATTTAGTGTTAGATTACATGGTTATATAATACCTGAAATAATTCAAAAAGATTTAGCATCTATAAAGAAAATATATGATAAAGTCCAAATTAATTTCTCTACAGAAACTGTTTCAAATATCAACGACATAAAATAAATAATAACATATTTATAATAAAACAAATAAATGGCTAATATCCTAAATTACCAACCTGATATACAAACTGGACTAATAATAGAAGCATCTCATGTATCTCAATCTGTAGATGCTTTTACAGGAACAGAAGCATATGATATTACTATATCTGGATCTTTAACAGTAACAGGTTCCACAAATATAAAAGACATATTAAATGTTAATGGAATTACAACATTAAAAAATACATTTAACTCATCAGGATCTATAAACCTAACAGGATCAATAAATACATCTGGTTCTACTACTATATCAGGATCATTATTTATAAAAGGAATAAACAACACACCCCAATCAGATATACTAACTATAAATTCATCAACGGGACAAGTTTACTATACTTCATCTAATACTTTTACCCCATCTGTAGCTCCCTCTGATACTTTTATCCAATATAATAGTGGAAGTAAATTTAGTGCTACTAGTAGTTTTAAATTTATATATACTTTGAATAGTTTTGAACAGGGGGATAATATAAAGACTTCTGGTCTCTATTCCCATGCTCAAGGGTACCAAACTACAGCATCTAATAATTATTCCCATGCTGAAGGAAACAGAACTATATCATCTGGTCTATATTCACATGCTGAAGGGCAATTTACAATAGCTAATGGAAATTCATCTCATGCTGAAGGATATAATACTCAAACAATAGGAAATTATTCCCATGCTGAAGGATTAAATGTTACAGCATCTGGAGATTATTCCCATGCTGAAGGTAATAGTAATAGAGCAATAGGAACTTATTCCCATGCTGAAGGTTCATTCACATCTGCAGATGGATTATCATCACATACTGAAGGTTCAGGGTCATTAGCATCTGGAATTGCTTCTCATGCTGAAGGGTATCTCACTCAAGCAACAGGAGATTATTCCCATGCTGAAGGATGGGGTACATTATCTCCTGGAAAAGCATCACATGCTGAAGGATTATCATCTCAAGCCACTAATGAATATTCCCATGCTGAAGGAGTATTAACTTTGGCCTCTAACACGGGTTCCCATTCTGAAGGGTTTTTCACAATAGCTTCTGGAAGAGCAGCTCATGCTGAAGGATCATCATCCTTAGCATCTGGAATTGCTTCTCATGCTGAAGGCTTCAGAACAACTGCTTCTTTTAATTATGCCCATGCTGAAGGAGCTACTAATTTAGCATCGGGGTTTGCATCTCATGCTGAAGGATTAAATAGCATAGCTACTGGATCTTATTCTCATGCTGAAGGGAATGCTAACATAGCTTTTGGGTTTGGATCTCATGCTGAAGGGCATTTAACATTAGCATCTGGAGTTTCTTCCCATGCTGAAGGATTAAGTGTTACTGCATCTGGAGATTATTCCCATGCTGAAGGGCATTTAACATTAGCACAAGGGCTTTATTCCCATGCTGAAGGATACCAAAACAAAGCTATAGGTACTTATTCCCATGCCGGTGGGGCTTTTAGTACAGCCAATGGATATGGCTCATTTGCTTTAGGAGGAGGAGTATTAACAGCACAAGGCAATCCAGGTGTCCACCAATTTGCTGTAGGATTATATAACAGCACAAGCTCTGGATTTAGCTTCGTAGTAGGTAATGGATCCGACTTTGCATCCCCATCAAACGCATTCAGAGTTTCAAGCTCAGGTGAATGCTTTGCAGGAAGTACATTCACAAATGGTGGTGCTGATTATGCTGAATATTTTGAATCATATAACGGACAGTCTATTCCTTTAGGTACAATAGTTGAACTAACAGGTAGCTATATTAAAATATGTGAAACAACTGAAAATGCAATTGGTGTTATATCAAACAAGCCAAGTATATTGGGTAACAGTGATGAAGGGACGGGTGATGAATGGGTAGGAAAATATGAAAAAGATGTTTGGGGAAATTATATAATGGAAGAATACCAACAAGAATTTGTAGTAGGATTAGATAATGATAATAATGAAATAGTTGATACTTATACCTTCTCTAAAAGAAAAACCAACCCAGAATATAACTCTTCTATAGAATATACCCCAAGATCTGAAAGACCAGAATGGAATGTTGTGGGATTGTTAGGACAAATCAAAGTTCTTAAAAACCAACCTGTACCAAGCAGATGGATAAAGATGAAAGATATAGATAATAATATAGCTTTATATTTAGTAAGATAATTATAACATATTTATAAATAAAAAAATAATGGAAAAAAAAGTTTTAACCCAAGAAGAAATAGAAAGTATAAAAAATTTACGTTCTAAACTCCAAGACATTACATATTCATTAGGGCAATTAGAAATCCAATTGATGGATATAAATTTAGAAAAAGAAAAAATAAAATCGATATTTACATCTATTCAAAAACAAGAAAAAGAATTAGCAGAACAATTAGAAGAAAAATATGGAAAAGGAACTATTTCTTTAGATACTGGAGAATTTCTTCCTATATAAATGTTTTTGAGGGAAAGATGCATATTTATTATTGTATAATTTAAATAAAATAAATCAAATAACATGGCAGAAGTACTTATTTCCCCTGGTGTATTAGCTAGAGAAAATGATCAATCCCAAATTACATCACAACCCGTACAAGCTGGTGCCGCTATTATAGGCCCTACAGTAAAAGGTAAAGTTAATGTACCTAAATTAGTCACTACTTATAGCGAATATACAGCAAATTTTGGTGACACTTTTACTAGTGGATCAGACCAATATAGTTTCTTAACATCTATTTCTGCATATAACTATTTCCAAAATGGTGGTGCATCATTAATAGTAACTAGAGTACAATCAGGAAGCTGGAGTCCCGCAACATCATCTTTTATATCTGCTTCTTTAGGTTCATTAGGAGCGGCATTTACTCTTGAAACATTGAGTGATGGAGTTATCATGAATAGTACATCAACTGAAATTTCAGGTGCACTAGCAAGTGGAAGTTTAGATAATTTAAGATGGGAAATTGTAAATCCAAATACATCATCTGGTGTATTTTCTTTATTAGTTAGAAGAGGAGATGATAATAATAAAGTAAAAACTATATTAGAAACATTTCCTAATGTATCATTAGACCCTAAAGCCTCAAATTACATTTCTCGAATAATCGGTGACCAAACATATACTGTAGTAGGATCAGGAGCAACAGCATACTTACAAGCAACTGGATCTTTTCCAGTAGCATCAAAATATGTAAGAGTAAAATCTGTAAACCTAAAAACCCCAGAATATTTTGATAACAATGGACTTGCAAAATCTCAATATACTGCATCTATCCCAATTGCTCAAAGTGGAACATTTGGTGACGCTACTGGCAATATAGTAGTAAGCAACCAAAATATGTACCAAAATATTAGCAATACTAATACTCAAGGATTAGTTGGAGATAATTATGCAACAGCTATTGCTTTAATGTCAAATGCCGATGAATACAAATATAACATAATTACGGCTCCTGGATTAATTCAAGCTAATGGAAATCAAGCATCACAACTTAATAATTTAGTTTCTAACACAGAAGATAGAGGAGATAATATTGTAATATTAGATCTTGAAAATTATGCATCTACAATAACAGCTACTATAGGTACTGCAGCTGGAGTAGACACATCATATGCTGCGTCTTATTGGCCATGGGTACAAATTACTGATCCTAGCACTCAACAATTAGTATGGGTACCAGCATCAACATTAATACCTGGAGTATATGCTGCTAACGATAGGACAGCTGAAGCGTGGTTTGCACCAGCCGGAATTAATAGAGGTGGATTAAGAATAGTAAGACAAGCTGAAAGAAAATTAGCAGTAGCTGATAGAGATGCTTTATATACTGGAAAAGTAAATCCTTTAGCTACTTTCCCTGGACAAGGCGTAGTAGTTTATGGACAAAAGACATTGCAATCTCAAGCAAGTGCTTTAGATAGAGTAAACGTTAGAAGATTATTGATTGA